CTGCAAAGCACCCCTCCAGCCCCCAGTTATACTGGGAGCAGAGGATGGGGCCCTAACAACGGGCCCCCCCAGCGGCCATAAGCCGCCATGCCCCTAAATCAATAGGGCATGCCATACCCGAGCTTGATGCTGACGGCATCGGGACGTCCATAACGTTCCATGTGGTCCTCATTAAAGAATGGCTCAAAGCCCTTCTTCAGGAAGAACTTCTGGAGAGCGCCAAGACCATCCAGTTCGGAAACTGGTGACTTAGCAACCTTCTTCCATCCCTTAACCAAAGGGACTTGAAGGTCCTTGTCGATCCGTTCAGCCATAGGCTCATACGGACCAACTCGGCCCAGGACAGCTGAAGAACTCTCGACGTATGGTACATAACGTAGCACACTAAGTGCTACATCGTCGAGAAATTCAACCGATTCCCACATAGCATGTTCATAAAACATGTTGCGGGTTTCGATAATTGAAATCAACTGTCGAACGCTACTCCGTGAGGTTGGAATCTCACGACGGAGCTTAACGATAGAAACATCGTGCCCGTCATAGTATTCCTTCCCACAAGACTCTCTGAACTTCCCAGTCCAGAACGACTTGTGGTCGTTTACTTTGAAACCGAAGTTTCTTAGTACACGACAAACGGAATGTGCATATTCTACAGGAATGACGATGTCATCCCCATAGATGCGCACCCTGCCTTTGAACGAAAGAATTTCGTTCTTAGACAAATGGTGACCTTCGGCTTGTTCTATCCCAATCATTACGATGACAAGAAACACCATCGCTTCGATCGGGAAAGTCAAAGCACTCCCCATTGACGCGAACTTGGTAAGCGGAATTACACCGTTACCAGGTACGTCGGCTCGTATTGATCTGCACGCTTGAACACCTTCCGTTAGGTTGGTGTATGAGCGGAACATTTCGACAACGAGACGATTATCAACGCGGTCAGACGCCTCGGAAAGATCGAGAGTCGCAAGACTCCCATCCAAGGAACCTGTTCTAGCCAAAAGCTGGTTAGGCTCTTGGTGATAAAAACCAAGAAAACCCGAACAAAATGAGTTCGGATCCTCGAGGTACTGAACGAGAGATAGAGATATCGCTTGCTGCATATATTGCATGCAGGTCGGTTCAATCGCTATGATTCTCGGTGTTGATAATGTCTTAGGAACGAGAGTAACCTTAACAGGTCGCTCCTGTTCCGGGGTTAGGAACTTAACGGACTCGCATGCCGAATGGTAGCGAGGGTTAGGAAGTGCATAATCCAAAAATGGAAAGACACTTTCCAACCTCTCGGTCCACTCCATCTGGTCATATTTAGCGTTAGCCTTTAGACCATCAGCAGTGGAACCGGGACCGTGCTTTGGGACAAG